TACGCCGCCGGATCGGAGTTCCTGGCTGACTACCAGAACGTCCTCCCGATCCTCGTGGCCGTCCAGGGCGGCCTCAACATCGTCCTTCGGTTCCTGACGACCGAACCCATCGTCCAATAAGTCAGCCCGACAAGGCAGGGCCGCCGACTTCATCGTCGGGGTCCGTCTTCTACTTCGGGGACCAGCGAACGAACGAAATTCCGTTGAAGACGGTCGTCCTGGTACCCGATACGACGCGGCGAGAGGCCGTAGGCCGGTTGTCTACCGGTGAAGGCAGGTTCGATCCCTGCCCGCGTCGCTCCACCAACCTGACCCCAACCCGCAAGGATACCACGATGCCCGAGAACATCCGACCCCAGCATCCGCCCAAGCCCGCGAACCCTGCCAGCAGCATGGGAGCCGTCCACAACGTCGGCGGAGGCAGCGAGAAGCCGACCATCCGCAAGCAGCCGCAGACCGGCGGCGAGCCCGGCCCCAATCCGGCCGGTGGCAGCGGCGCAGTCCCCAACGTCGGTCGATAGTACCCGCGCGGAGGTAGGAAGCCATGAACGCAGCATTCTGCCAATGTGGCAGAGAGATTGAGTGGCCGGAGGGCATGGTGGCCCTCTGCCGATGTGGCAGGATCGCCGAGCCTCAAACCACCAAAGAACGCCAGGACCGGCGAGAAGAGCACCGGCAAGTGCTCGAACTGATCGCCGCAACGCTCCCGGCCGCCCACAAACGCCTCTGAGGAACACATGAACCGTAGAATCGCCTCGTTAGCCTGCCTTCTCCTGCTGACCACGCCCATTCTGGCCCAATCCGATCCCGCTTCAAGCCCGCAGGAACGCCCTGCGGCCGTTGCAGTCAGATCGGACGCAGGCGAGGCGAAGATTGTCCTCCACGCCCAATCTACCGCACGTATTGGTGAGTTGGTCCGTCTGGACGTGTCCGAGTCGACCGCTGATTCTTTCAAGTGGTTACTGGTTCCCGACTCTGTCACTGATTTCCTGACGTACGATGCGGGCGCGAGGGCATGTTTTTCGGGGAGGACCGCAGGCGAGTATCGATTCATTGTGGCGTGTGCCAAAGGCGGGACAGTCGACGTCGTCACGCATGTGGTGAAAGTGCTTGGACCTCCGGCCACGCCGCAGTCGGACAGTTTTTCGGAGTGGATTCCGTTCTGGAACTGGGAAATGGAACTTCCGGCCGACGAACGCGAGGCGATGGCGGTCAGTTTTGAAGGAATCGCCGCAAGAGCCCATGCCTTGGATGAGCCCGCCGATTGGATCAGGGCCACGGCAGCCGCCAACCGAGAGGTCTTGGGCGACCGAATCGAGGCTTGGAAGCCCATGCTCGATAGAATCGGCGCGAAACTAGCGGAAATGACCCAATCCGGCGCTCTTATGAGCCCCGAAGACCACGAAAAAGTGTGGAGAGACATCGCTGCTGGCCTGAGAGCAAGCTGAAAAGCGGAAAATCACGATATTCAGACGGAAAAGGCAACGGAATGAACCGCAGGACAGCCCTCAGAGCCCTCGCCGCGACCGCAAGCGGCCTCCTCCTCCCGACGTTCGTGCAGGCCAACCCGATGACCTCCGACGTGCGTTTCGGATGGACCCAGGACCGCAAGAGCCTCGAAGACTTCATCCGCCGACATCGCCGCCCGTTCATCTCGCAGATGAATGCGGCGATCAAAGGTAGCGGAAAAGGCCAGAAAGCCTTCCTGCACCTCGCGATGGAGCGAGTTATGGGGCGAAAGTACGTCCCGCACGACCAGGGAGCACCAGATTGCGTCTCCCAGTCCGCTGCATTGGCCGTAGACGTCCTCCAGGGCGTCCAGATCGTCACGAAGCGGCTACCGCAGCGTTGGGTCGCCAAAGCGGCCACAGAGCCCATATACGGCGGCTCTCGCGTCGAGATCGGCGGATACACCGGCCGAGGCGGAGGATCGACCGGACACTGGGCCGCCGAGTGGCTCGTGAAGTACGGCGTGCTCCTGCGACAGAAATACCCGACCGGGCACGATTTCACCCAGTACAGCGCGGCGAAAGCCGTTGAAATGGGCCGAGATGGCTGCCCAGACGCGCTCGAACCGATCGCGCGGCTCCATCCGGTGAAGAAAACAGCCATTTGCAAGTCCTATTCGGACCTCTGCGACTGCATTTACAACGGCTCGCCTGTCATGGTATGCTCGAATGTCGGGTTCGGCAGTGGCAAGCGACGTCGCGACTCAGAAGGCTTCCTGACCCGCAAGCGTAAGCCGTGGTACCACGCCATGCTGTTTGCCGGTTACGACGACGAGTACCGCCGCCCCGGAGCCCTGTGCTTCAACTCGTGGGGCGAGGACTGGGTCTACGGTCCCAAGAGAGGCCCCCAACCGGAGGGGACTTTTTGGATCGATGCTGCCACAGTCGACGCGATGCTCCGGCAGGGTGACTCGTTCGCCTTCAGCGCCTATGTGGGATTCCCACGGGTCGATATTACTCCCTACATTTTGTACTAGGGTTTTACCATGAAACGCAGATCACTCGAAATTGCAGGAGCGGTTTATGTCGCTTTCGCCCTCCTTACGGCTCATTCCGCTTTGGCTCCGACTCAAGCGGCTCTTGCGCTCGGTCCTAATCAAGGGCATGTCGTTTCAAGCGTGGAAGTCCCTGTTGTCGATAGCCAACGACTATATAAGTCTGACACGTCGGCCGAAGACCCCAAGCCACGAACCGACAAGTCCTGCTACACCGTCACCATCTGGTCCGCAGGATGGTGCAGAAAGTGCCCAGCCTACAAAGCCCGAGTCAAACCGGCTCTACTGAAGCTTGGCTACACAGTCGTGGTGAAGGACTGGGACAAGGACGCAAAGGAACGCCCGCAGTTGAGAGCAGTGCCTGCCATCGTCGTCCACTACAAGGGTGAGATGATCTACTTGAAGGTCGCCGCAACAGTCGCAGAGGTGGACAAGTTCGTTGAAGAGCACATGCCACCGGAACCCGAACAAGATGAAGACCCCGGAGACCTCTATTGATGGTCGACTACCTGATCCTCGCTCTACAGCACGCCGCAGCAGTCGGCGTGCTTGCGTGTTTGATCTCAGAGAGCGAGATCGCATCGACCATCCGAGATCGCCTTCAGTGGAGGGTACTCTACTGTCCGATCTGCTTGGGCTTCTGGCTTGCACTGCCTTCCTTCTGGTATGGCCCATTGCACTATTTGTTCATCGTTGGGCTCTCAAACGTATGGATGCTCGTGATCCTGAAGGTGTACGCCGAACTTGACGCAATTGGAGATAACGATGCCAGTTCAGAAATGTAGTAAGGACGGCAAGTCCGGCTTCAAGTACGGAAAATCAGGGAAGTGCTACACGGGAAAAGGGGCCAAGAAGAAGGCCATCAAACAAGGACTTGCAGTAGCCCAATCACAGGGCAGAAAGCCAAAACTATGAAACTCAGCAAACTACGCAAGAAACTTCGACGTCAAGCTGACCGTGAATACCGCGCGGGACGCATGACCGAGTACCAACGCGACGTGTGCAAAGCACTCGCCGAGGACGAAGTCCAACTGCGAAAGTTCAACGAGCGCATCGAGCGCGACGTCAATCCGTGGAACCGTGCCGACGGACTCATCGGCATGGACTGGAAGGAATGGCTCCAGAACCTGTGGGATTGGTTCCTCGCGAACTGGCCCGCCATCTTGGAGATCATTCTCACAATCGCACCCTTACTGCTACTGGAGCCCCGCCGTGAAGATCGCTAACCCTTGGCCCAACTGGCCGCACATTCGATTCCGCTGCCCTGATGGCCTCGTTGGAGTTTGTGGAGCATGCCACGAGATCGAAGTGCCCGAGGGCGTCGAGGAGATGGTGATCGAGCCCGTCGACAAGGGCCGGTGCAAAGCCAACTCCGTCTCTGAGCCCCGCATCTGGACGAAGGAGTGGGGCCTGCTCAACCCGGCAGACTACGACTGCAAGGTGAAGATGAAGCAGGAGAAGGCCGACCACGACGCTCGTATGGAGGCAGAGCGAGTCCGCAAGGCGGAGGCCGAGTCCAAGCTGGCAGAGGCCGAGGCCGAGGCGAAACGCAAGCTGGCCGAAGCGGAAGCCAAGGCGAAAGAGCGGGAGAAGCCCGCCAAGGAAGAGAAACCCGAGAAGTAGGTCTGACATGGGATTGCTCACTGACTTCGGCGATGTGCTCAAGGAAGGGCTAATATCGAGCACGCTCGGTACATGCAGCCGATGGGTAGTGAATCGCCGAGTCATGGGCGAACCCCTGAGCGGACCTTACAGCTTCACCTACCACCCGTGGTGTCGGGAGGTACACGACTCGAACGCTGGCTTCAACACGATCATGAAGTCGGCACAGATGGGTCTGACCGAGGTCGCGATCAACGTCGCGTTCTACACGGTCGACCGACTGAAGCGCGACGTGTTGTACGTGCTGCCCACAGCCCTCAATGCGTCCGACTTCAGCAAGTCCAGGTTCAACACCGCCTTGCTGCATAGCGAGTACCTCGCCAACCTGTTCACGGACACGAACACGGTAGGCTTGAAGCAAGCGGGCGGAGTGAACTTGTACATCCGTGGGTCGCGAGGCGACTCAAACCTGAAGTCGATCCCGGTCTCCGTCCTGATCCTCGACGAGGCGGACGAAATGGACCAGCGAGCTATCTGGCTCGCCCTGGAGCGTCTGTCAGGTCAGATGCACAAGTTCGTGTTCAGCTTGAGCACGCCGACCATCCCGAACTTCGGCATCCACAAGCTGTACCTGCAAGGGACACAAGAGCACTTCTACTTCAAGTGCCCACGATGTGGCCGGAACACCGAGTTTATCTTTCCGGATTGCTTGGAGATCTGCGGTGAAGGAATCACCGACCCCGACATCAGGAAGTCATACTTGAAGTGCAAGGAGTGCAAGAAGCGAATCGAACACGAAGAGAAGCCTGACTTCCTGAAGAAAGCCTTTTGGGAGTCGACAGTCGCCGTAGACGACGACCACCGTAGCTTCTACATCAACCAGATGTACAGTTACACGGTCAAGCCATGGGAACTCGCCGCCGCGTATTTCCGAGGCATCGGTGACGAAGCAGCCATGGTCGAGTTCTTCAACTCAAAGCAGGGCTTACCTTACATCCCTGACGGCGGACAGGTAACGGACGGCGAAATCGAACACGCTATCCGACCGTACTTCAAGGAGAACCAACGGCCGGACATCGGAACCGAACGCTGTATCGTGATGGGCGTTGACCAAGGAAAGATGAACAACGTCGTCATTGTCGAGTTCCTACTTGCCGGGCAAGGGATCGACATCAACGCGGCCTCCCACGCCAAGATCTTGTGGGAGGGTAAACTACCCGGAGACGACTTCGAGACGTTAGACCCGCTCATGCGGGAGTGGCAAGTTCGAGCGGCCGTCATTGACGCTGACCCACAGATCAACGATGCCCGCCGTTTTGCTCGCCGCTTCCCTGGCTACGTTTACTTGTGCCGGTATCGACGCGGTGTGACAGGCAAGGAAATGCAAGTCGCCGAGGAGGACAGTGGCGCACCGATTGTGACGGTGGATAGAACTAACTGGTTGGATGCCTCTATGGGGCGTTTCCACTCGGATCGAGTCAACCTGCCCGCCGACACGTCGCTGGAATTCAAGGACCACATCAAGGCTCTCGTCAGGACGTACGAGAAGGATGAGCAAGGAAACTCCAAGGCCGTCTACCTGAACACAGGCCCCGACCACTTCGCACACGCTTTCAACTACGCCGAGATCGCACTGCCGTTGGCGGCAGGCGCAGTATCGGGCGGTGACGTAGAAGACAAGGTAATCTAATATGGCACGCGACGCAAAGTTCCTCACCGCGATCAGGCACCCGGAATATCTCGAAGACGAGATGTACTGGCAGGACTGGCGCGAAACGTACAACGGCGGACCTGCGTTCGTCCGTAGGAACCTCAAGCGTTTCAGTGTGCGTGAGACTCCCGAAGACTTCAACAACCGCAAGTTCTACACTCCGATCCCCGCCTACGCCAAGGCGGCCGTCAACGACATCCGTAACGCGATCTTCCAGCGTCTTCGTGACGTCCTTCGACGTGGCGGAAGCGAGAACTACATGAAGGCCGCGAACGGAGAGATCGGCGGCGTCGACAACAAGGGCTCATCCATGCAGTCCTTCCTCGGTATTGATGTCCTGACCGAACTGTTGGTCATGGGCCGTACCGGTGTGTACGTGGACATGCCTAAGCTCTCCGGAATGCGGACGATGGCCGACGAAGGCAACGCCCGCCCGTACTGCTACATGTATCGCGTCGAAGACATCCTGTCGTGGGCAGTGGCCAAGCCGGAAGAGCCGGGCAACTTCACAGCCCTCCTGCTTCGAGATCGAGGCATCAACTACAACCAAGGCTTTGCACGCGGTGCGTGCCTGCCCAGCGGTGGTTACACTCGGTACCGCTTCGTCTGGATCGATCCGATGACGCAGCGCGTCAAGATGAAGTTGTACGATGAAGAAGACAACGTCATCGACCTGAGCGGTAACGTGCTAGTCGGCCGCAAAAGCAACGAGACACCTCAGAAGCAGGTGGACGACGACGCTGTTGAGATCGCCAACGAAGGCGGTCTGGAAGATGAGACTGGGGTCATCAACCTCGAACTCTCACGCATCCCGTTCACCATGCTGACGATCCAAGGCAGCTTGCTGAAGGACGTGTACAAGCATCAAGTCGCCTTGCTGAATCTCGGCTCCAGCGACGTGTCCTACGCCATCAAGTCGAACATCCCGTTCTACACTGAGCAGAAGGACGCCCGCGACGTCGGCCGCCACCTTCAGATGGCCCGGGTCGACGACGACGGAACCTCGAACACTTCAGACAACAGCAAGCCGGGCGAAGAGATGCGATCAGGCGTCTCTCACGGTCGCTACTACGACCTGAGAGCCGAACGCCCCGGCTTCATTCACCCGAGTCCTGAACCGCTCATGGCGTCTATGAAGCTTCAAGAGAAGCTGGAGGACGATATTCGGAAGCTGGTCAACCTCGCCGTCCAGAACAAGATGGGGCAGCGGGCGATCTCTGCCGAGGCCATGAAGTTGTCGGACCAGGGACTAGAAGCCGGACTTTCATTCATCGGTCTTGTGCTGGAAAGCGCAGAGCGAGAGATCGCTTCGCACTGGGCTTCTTACGAGAGCAAGAAGCCGGAGCAGCGAGAGATTGCTACGATCAAGTACCCAGACCGCTACAGTCTGAAGAACGACGAAGACCGCATCAAGGAAGCGAAGGAACTGTCCGAGTTGATGTACACGGTGCCCGGCCAAGAGGTCAAGAAGGAACTGGCGAAGAACATCGTCACCGCTCTTCTGTCCGGCAAGGTCAACACCGAGACCATCGACAAGATCTATGGAGAGATCGAAGAGGCCGGATATGCCACGTCCGATCCGGACACCATCATCCGAGCACACGAGACCGGACTGGTTGGTGGCGAGACAGCTTCCATTGCTCTTGGTTTTGACGACGACGAATGGGACAAGGCCAAGCAAGATCACATCGAACGCGCAGAGGCAATTGCCGAGGCGCAAGCACCGCAACAGCCCGAAGGGGCAGGCGACAATCCCGCCGCCAGAGGATTGGAAGACCTCGACCCTGACAAGAAGTCCGGCGAGAAGGAACGTGAGGCAGCCAACGATACCACCATGGAAGTTGAAAAGAAAGACAAAACCCGAGGCGACGGCAAGTCCCTCAAGAAGGGAGAAAAACGTGGTAGCGAAGACTAACGGGAAAGGCCCAGTCATCAAGAAGGGCGGAGCGAACAAACCATCCGGAAAGCCGGTCGTGCAGAAGCCGAAGGTCATTATGTCTCCGTACACAATGGCGAAGAAGGCAGGCGGGTCGGCAAACGCTGGCAGCGGCATCGGCAACTCATAAGGATCTGACACATGGCTTACTACGGAACGCTATCTGGGGCGAACGCCTATTTCGATCAACGACTCCATTCGGATGGTTGGTTGGATTCCCCCGCTGCCGATAGGCCGAAGGCGTTGACGGAAGCCACGCGGATCATCGACGACCTGAACTACAAGGGCGTCAAGCACGCTGTTTGGCTCATCATGTATGAGTACGACAGCAGCACCGAGAAAGAGGAAAAGATCCTCACGGACCCGCCGACGCGCGATCAAGTCATCGCCGCCGACGCGACGCAGGAGTTGGAATTCCCGCGTGGTAAGGATACCACAGTACCACAGGAGATTGAGTGGGCGTGCTACGAGATCGCCCTTGCTCTTCTCGAAGGCTTTGACCCGGAAGACGCCCTTGATCGGGCGAACGTTATCCGGCAAGCATACTCTGCCGTGCGGACCACCTACGCCGCCGACAGTCAGAACCAGGAGTATCTTGGATATGGTATTCCAACGGCGCGAGTGTGGAGATGGCTCCAGCCATTCCTCGTCGATGGCCGTCTTATTAGACTCAGTAGGGCCGACTAACGAAAGGTTAGGATCTATGTTGAATTTCACACATCGTCCCGTTTACGTTCTTTGTTTTGACGGCGAAGGCGAAGGCGGAGGTGGAGGTGACGCCGCTGCTGCCGCTGCTGCTGCCAATGCTGCCGCCAATGCTGCTGCTGATCCCGCTGCCAACGCAGGCGGAGGCGGAGGTGAAAAGACGTTCACGCAGGCAGAACTCAATGAGTTCCTCGCGAAGGATCGTCGCAAACACCAGGACCGGTACAAGCAACTGGAATCCGAGCACCAACAGTTGCTCCAGAACCAGAACCTCACCAAGGAAGACCGAGACAAGTTGGAGGCTCGCCTCGCCGACTTGCAGGCCCAGAACCGCACGAAAGAGCAGCAGGCCGAGTTCGAGCGCAAGAAGGCCAGAGAAGCCCACGAGATCGAATTGGAGGAGGCCCGACAGGCCGCCAAGACGTGGGAGAACAAATACAAGAGCGAGACCGTTGTCCGCGCCCTTCAGGACGCCGCCAGCGGAGCAGACGCTTACAACCCTGCACACATCGTGCAGTTGCTTCGCCCCGACACCGAGTTGAAGGAAGTCGACGGTGAGTTGGTCCCGATGGTCAACTTCGCCGACATCGACGAGAAGACGGGCGACAACATCCGTACCCTTTGCTCGCCCGCTGACGCAGTCAAGCGGATGCAACAGTTGCCGAAGATCCATGGCAACCTGTTCAAGAGCAACGTAGTGGCTGGCGTCGGTGCCGGTCAGGCTGATGTCAGCAACGCTGGCGAAGTCGACTACTCGACCATGTCCCACGAAGACTACCGCAAGAATCGCGAAGCGATCAAGCGACGTCTCAGCTAGGATCAATTCTACCTCTACTTGGATGTCCGCGCCTTCAAGACCAGAGGTATACCGGTAAGACCGGGTTTCGTTGCCGTAGCGTAAGACCAGGGGACGCACGGTGTATTTTACCTGGGAGTCAGTTTCAACCAAACTCACTCAAGTTCAATAGGAGCACTCATAATGAGACTCTACCCCCTTTGCTACGCCAACGACAACGACGCCCTCATCCCCGAACTGTGGGCGAACGAGTCCCTCGCGATCCTCGAAGAGAACATGGTGATGGCCAACTTGGTCCACCGGGATTTCTCCCCGCTGGTAGCGAGCTACGGCGATGTGGTCAACACGCGTCGGCCGAGCGAGTTCTCGACCAAGCGTAAGGCCCAGTCCGACAGCGTCGTCAACCAGGACGCTACGAGCACGAACGTGCAGGTTCCCTTGAACCAGCACGTCTACGTGACGTTCACCATCAAGGACGAAGAGGCCAGCCTCTCGTTCAAGGAACTGATCTCCTACTACATGGAGCCCGCTGCGATGCAGATGGCCCGTGGTGTGGATCGCATCCTCTGCGGTCAGGTGTTCCGTTTCTTCGACAACGCCGCTGGCAAGCTGGCTGGCATGTCGGCCTCGAACGCCAAGGATTGGATCTTGGAGGCTCGCGAGGTCATGAACGTCAACAAGGCGTACCCCAACGGGCGTAACCTTGTTGTCAGCCCGCAGGCCGAGACCGAGATGTTGAAGACGGAAATCTTCATCAAGGCCAACGAGCGTGGTGATGGCGGAACCGCCCTGGAAGAGGCCCGACTGGGTCGCGTCCTCGGTTTCGACACCTACATGGATCAGAACGTGAACTACCGTGCCCTGACGGACGCGGACACGATCACGCTGAACCATACCGCTGGCGCGACCGCTGGCGACACGGGCAACAAGGCCGTCACGGCTTCCGCCGAGGTCACCAACGGTTCGTTCGTCTGGTTCACTGGCGACCAGCAGCCGCAGGTCATCAGTGCCCACACGGGTTCGACGACCGGAATCACCCTCGTGGATGCGTACAAGTATGACGTGTCGGCCAACGCCGTCGGTTATGCTTTCGCTCCGGCGGACGTCGATGGTGCTTATGCCGTCGGCTACGACAAGGGCATTACGCTCGATGGCATCACTGCCAACAAGCTGCCCGTCGTGGGTCAGTTGCTCGCCACCGGAACCGGTACGTCCCGCAAGACGTACACGATCATCGAGGTCGACTCGGTCAACACCACGTCCGTCGTGGTCTGGCTGGACCGTCCCCTTGAGGTCGGCCTCGATGACGATGACGAGGTCTTCCCTGGCCCGCACGGCTCGATGTGCATGGCGTTCCACCGGGATGCCGTCGCTCTCGTCAGCCGCCCGCTGGCAGTGCCCGCCAACGCCCTTGGCGTCCAGGCGGCCGTTGGCAGCTACAACGACCTCGCGATGCGTGTCGCGATGCAGTACGACATCTCCAGCCAGGGTACCATCGTGACCCTCGACATGCTGTGCGGCGTCGCCCTGCTCGACGAGAACCTCGGTGCTGTTCTCTACGCGTAAGCACCACCCGGCCTTGAGCCGGATTCGATAGCGTCGCCCGGCGGGGCGGATCGTACCTCCCCGCCGGGCCCCTTTTCTCTCTCTGGAGATTTCACATGGCATGGGCCGACAGATTTACTGCTGACGCTGCCGTAGAGCCCGCAGGGTACCGGCAACTCACCAGCCTCTCCTCAGTGAGCGGCGTGAAAATCGGCGACGGCCGTGTCGCCCTCATCCAAGCAGTCAACCAAAACGTACGCTACCGCGACGACGGGGTAGACCCCACAGCTTCAGTCGGCATGGTGATCTTCGCAGGCCAGTCGATCTGGTACACTGGCGATCTCCGTAAAGTCCGATTCATCGAAGAAGCTTCAGGGGCCGAGGTCAACATCTTGGCGTACAAATGATCCCTTTCGCATCCAACATCAGAATGCCGATGGTTCCGCTTGGAGCAAGCGCGACAGGCG